TAGATCCGAATATTTTTTCTTCGTTCAAAAAGAAAGTTGAAGCTTTCACTGATGAACAGTGGAAAGAATTTAAGGGTAAAAAGGTCTTTAAGAGTCAACCTGATTCTGAAAGTATTATCATAAAGGCTGTTAAAGACACTCAGTCTGCAGTTTACAATAAGGAAGGTGTAGACAATACGCAGCTTCAGAAATTGTTTGCTGAAGAACTAGAAGCAATTTATAAAGCTATTGATGAGTTTGTTGGCGAAAAAGATCATACAGCTCTTCGCGTTCAGCTTGTCAAACTTCCAGCACGTCGAAATGTTTTTCCTCACGTTGATATCGGTCATATTTTCAAAGTGACTCGTAGAGTTCATTTGCCAATCATTACCAATTCTGACGTAGCTTTTTTTATTGAATTAGAAAAAGTTCCTATGGAAGAAGGTAAGTTGATTGAAATTAACAATCAGGCTATTCATTGCGTCTTTAATCAGTCTGACCTAGATAGGGTTCATTTGATTGTTGATTGGGGGCATAAGGATTATAGTAACTAAATAATAAAGTATCAGTGAAGTGTTACGGTAGCACATCGGTCTCCAAAACCGAAGGCGTGGGTTCGACTCCTACCACTGGTGCCATTTTTGTTTTTGTTGGGGTATTTCCGTTTTGATTTGATTTAAAACGATTAATAGGAGCGCCCGAATGAAAATACTTTTTAAGAAAAAATTGCATCTAATATTAGCAATTGGCTCTATATCATTAGTGTCTTTATTAACTTTAAAAGCGCACGAAGCGTATACAGCAATTGCTGCTCTTTTTTTGGTTTTCTTTCTCGTACGTAATTTGGTGAAATGATGTTTGAATGTTTAATTATGGGTGATAGTATCGCCGTTGGTATCGGTCAAGCCAAGCCTGAGTGTGCTACTATTGCTAGAGTCGGTATCACAAGCAAAAAGTGGAATAAAGATTTTTCTAACCATTTAACTTTTAAAAAGTCGTATAAGGTTGTAGTGATCAGCCTTAGCACAAACGATATGTGGAATCAAACTACGGAATCACTTTACGATATTCGTAGCAAAGTTCAATCGAATATGGTTGTATGGGTTTTGCCGAGCCAAACACTTAAACCGAAGCAGCGAGCTATTGTTAAAGCTATGGCTGAAGAGTTCGGCGATAAGGTGCTCGATATTACAAATAAAGTTGGACCTGATGGAATCCATCCGCCCAACCTTGATTCATATAGAAAAATAGCTAAAGAAATTAGCTGGTAAAAACTTCCAACACTCTGTCAACATAATTAGCTCTGTCCTTCACAAATATCTGTGGTTTGTCGTTATCGACTGCAATCACAATAGCTATTTGTGGGACAGAGATTTTGTATGTCCACTCAAACATCATTGAATACACGGTTGACTGAATGAAATAATTTTCAATCCAATCCTCGCGCTTAGGTTTGCGAGACGTTTTGAAGTCAATGATCGAAAGCTTTCCATCAAACTCGGCAACCAAGTCAGTGCGCCCTGCACACTTGAGTGCTTTCGAATAAAGCGGAAGCTCGATGCCGAAAATATTATCGACGTGCTTATCGATCAGTGGTTTGATAGACTTGAAGGTTTCTATGTTAACGGGCATTTCCTTGCCCTCGTAGTTGCTCTCGTTGAGAACGTAACGCTCGGCAATAGAATGTACAGAGGTGCCACGTCGAGCCGCCTGAGTTGATATTCGCTGCGCCTCGGCTTCGCCAACTTTGGCTTTCCATTCCATTAATGCAGTTTTGTCTGTTTTTTCACCAATGATGGTAGTAACAGACTTCAGTTTGGTTACACCATCGGGCAGCACATAGTAGCGCTGTCCATTAATGTTTTCTGTGCTCAATTCAACGAATGGAACAAAGTTGTGTTTAAATGTTTTACGCGACAATTCTCAATCTATCCTTTTGTATAATATATTCTTTCACCAAGGAACTTCTAACGATGTCATTTTCATCAAAGTCAACAAAAACGAAAGATTTCATTTTTCTAATAATTTTCATAAAATCTATTAAACCGTTTCGTTCTTGATCTTTAGTGAAGTCAGATTGTCTAAAGTCTCCGCAAAATAGTATCTTACAATTTTTACCAATACGAGTAATTACCGAGTCGAGCTCGTGTAATGTCATGTTGGCAATCTCGTCCACCACAATAATACAATCATTGAGAGTAATACCTCGTATGAAAGAAGTAGATACGAATTCAACGATCCCTTTGTTTTTAAGATATTCATAAGCATCTCCACGACCGAACAACTCTGAACATATAGCCATGTAAGGTGATTCATACACTTTCGCCTTTTCTTTAGAGTTACCTGGAAGAAATCCCATATCTCTTGTAGGAACAACACTTCGTACGATAACAACTTTTTTATATGGAGTATTTTCTCTCAATACTTCTTCAAGCGCCAAATATATGGAAATGAAACTTTTACCTGTTCCCGCCATACCGTGGAGCATTAAGTTTTTACCCTGCTGGTAAGATTGGAAGGACAACTTTTGATTTTGTGTTAATGGTTCTATCCTTTTAAGTACAAAATTTAATTTTTCTTGAATGTTACCTTTATCGCCATTTTGCCTAAGAATTCTTTTTTCTTTTCTTGTTAGTCTCTTAGTTTCCATTTTGTCCTTCTTAAAATGTGTTAATGGTGCTTTTAGAAGTACCCCCTGAATGTTTCTTTTTAATATCTTTTAGTAGGTCACGAAAACCTTCATCGGGCTTGCCGCGCCCACGACCCGAATGGATCATGGGAGCACCATTGATTAGCAATGTGTGGGTGGGATGCTCTTGAACATATACATCAAGAGCAGAGATTGACATAAACTCTTCGTATTCTTCGTTTGTGTCATTATTAAAAAAACGATATGTTGGCATTACCTAGCCCAAGCTTGTTGGTGATTATCCCACTCTTCATCCGTCATATCATCTTCATCAACCAAAGAAGAAATGTCTTTAGTTTTAAGAGCTCTTTCAACTCTCTTTTGTTGCTTTTTTTCGAGGTAATGACTGCGATTATCATATTGATCCTCGTCTTCGTAAGAATGATCGTTTTTACGAAACTTCTTAAGCTGCTTGCTCATTTATAAGACCTGGTAATCCCTTCGTTACATGTTCGAGTGTGATGCCCTTGATAGGTTTCTTATCTTTGATTAAACAAAGCATTTCAGCATCTTTTGGGGCAACATTTTCAAGAAGCTGAACAAACATTGTTTCCCTCTTCATAGCGGGAAGATTATCGTAAAACCCTTGGATAAAGTAGCGAAGCTTTTCGCATTCCTTAATTAAAACATGTTCTTGATCAACTAGATCATTAGGTTTGTAAGGAGGAACACCCTCTGGCAGCATCCACTTTACGTTTGGATCATATGCTGCCTGTAGAATGATGCGCAGCGGGAGGCTGTCGTTCGCTGCGATTGCATCAATTTTCTCCTGTGTTTTCTTTAACTTGCCTACCTTTTCTAGAAACTCAGCCAAACCAATTTGCATTTTTAAAACTCCGAAATGTGTTCTGTTAAATTTTTAAGTCTATTAGCAATAAAATAATTCATAAGCTTAGAACGATCTTTACCGTTCTGCTCGTTATATGAGTCCATTACCTTCTTATGGATTTCTTTAGGGGTGTAACGGAGGTCAATGAGTTGAAGATTACGCATATAATTACGGTAGTTTGGATGATCAAATTTACCGAGCAAACCAAGCTCAATGAATGCATCAATCTTTTTTTGAGTCAATGGCTTTTGTCTGTCGCCAACAACAAAACAATTGTCAGAAGAAAGTATGTTAGGAACGCCATCGCCGCTGTCGCCTCTCAAAATGTGTTCTTCAAGGTAACGTTCGGGGTCATTATGAGTAATCCACTTTTTACGAGTAGGATCATACTGCTTAACGTTAGCATATGTATGTAGCTGAATGAAATCTTTGTCACCCGAAAGAATAAGGATAGGCAAGCCGCCAATTTCGGAACCAAACTCTTTAACGAGCGTTCCAATGACGTCATCAGCTTCCGCTGTTTCGATATCGATAACTCTGTAGGGGAAATATTCTTTGAGCTCAGAACGAATCTTATTCATACATTCGAAAATAGACTTCCAGTCCATTTCGGAAGACTCTTGGCTCTTTTTACGGTTCGCCTTATAGTAAGGGAACACCTGCTTGCGCCAAATGTTTGTATTGTCACAGGCGATAACCATTTCGCCGAACTCAGCACCAAACTTAACTCTATAAGAGCGCAAGGAATTGAGAATCATATGGCGAACCATATTTTCCTCTAATTTAGCATTTGTATGATTGCCCAACTGAATGAGCAAATTAGAAAGCATAACTTGATTCAAGTCAACAATGATCACATATCACCTATTAGGCTGTTTCACTTTTCTTCAGTTCTAGATTTAACTTATCTACTATTCGTAACGCACCAATTTCGTTTTCGTCAGGCGAAAAGACGCCGTCTGAAATTTGTTGAAACGGGTGGTATATTCCATAATATTTACACATTAACGACCTCAAAGACTCCACTATGAAAGCGCCATCTTTTATATCTGTATTTTCTTCGTCTGATATAGGAAATCCAGCAATCTCTAATTGATTGAAAACGATAGGAGCTAAGTTCGCAATCGTTTCTTGAATATGATAATGCCTCATCATTTCAAGGTTATGCTCGATTTCTTCGATAGAAACAGTTGGTTTACTCTTATTTATATTTTGTTTTGGAAACGTAATAACGTTGTTACTATTCATTTAATTCATTTTACCCCATTTTGGATAAAAAGTCAACTACTAAATTATTTAGAGTTTGACAGTTTTTGGATCTACGGCGTTTTCAACTCTGATGTGTTGTGCTATAGAATGCATTATTATTTGGTGACAATCTTCAACAATTCCATAATTGTTAGATTTTACATGAACGCAAATTTCGGCAAGTTCTTTAGCTAACCCCCCACTAAACCCCACGAGCGCCATAGAAGCCATTTTTTGTTTTTTTGCCACCTTTAAAGCATTGATAATGTTAGGGGAATTCCCGCTAGAACTGATAACAAGCAAACTAGCATTGTTATTGCCATACCACTCAATCTGTTTGGCGAAAATTTCATCATAACCGATATCATTAGCTATGGCAGTTGTGAGCGATACGTTAGAACCTAGAGCTATAACGAAAGGAGATAGGTTGGTGTCAACACAAATACCTTTAGTATGATCACAAGACAAATGTTCAGCTATAGCAGCAGACCCACCGTTACCACAAACCAACAGTGGATATCCGTATTTAGCGAGTCTGAATATTTCCTGCTTCATCATACTGAGCCAGCCCATATCGACTGTGTCCAACGCTTCATCAATCATTTTACGGTAATGATAAAAGTCTGTTTCAAAACTCATTTCATGTCTCTCAACTCACTACCGAAAGATTCGAATTCGAATTTAACATTTTCGTAATTACTCATAGCACTAACAACATCAAATTGTTTCTTTTCTGGAACATACACCATAAGATATCCGCCGCTACCTGCACCAAGTATTTTACCGCCCAACGCGCCATGTTTCATACAAGTTTCGTACATTTCATCAATTTGAGGATTTGATACATTACTGGCGAGCTTTTTCTTAATTTCCCAAGCATCGCCCAATAACGCTCCGAAATCATCCACCCTTTTGTCATTCAACAAATCGATAGAGGTTTCAGCCATATTTACCAACACTTTGGTAAACTCGACGTTGACGTTGCTCTTCAGCTTATCTACCTGCTCAGTCAAAACGCTAGAAGCAAGGCGGTTGATGCCTGTATTAAAAAACATCAGGTTGTTATATAGTTTTTGTCGAGTAGAGAAATCGGTGTAAATTGGTTTAACTTCTGTACGATGCTTTTGAAATCTATATTCCTTTAAACCACCACAAGCAGCTGCGAACTGATCTTGTTTACCAATCGGTTCATGACAACGTTCGATTTCAATATAAGAGGCTAACTCGCCGAGCAAGTTCGGTTCAATCTTTTTACCATATTTGATATAATGTACAGCGTTGATCAAGCCAACAGTGAACGTTGAAGATGAACCTAGACCAGTGCCTTTGGTCGGCATATCAGAAAAGCTACAGATTTCGAAATTAGAATTATAATCGAAATACTTTAGAGTTTCCCTAACTCTATCGTGCTTGATTTTTTCAATATCATTTTCAAGTTCGAGCTCGGAGTATACAACCTTCAAATGCGGAGCAACGCATTGGTTTACTGCGAGGTAAATATAACTTTTTATAGTGGTGGAAACGCACAACCCTTCGTTGTTTTCGTAAAACTCAGGGATGTCGCTTCCACCACCAAAAAAACTAA